ATGAATACAGCCTCTTTAAAATCTATGCAGACAGACCACCCGGATGAAGGGACTTTGCAGCTTTATGTTCTTTCTTCCATTCGCAACCAGCCTGTGGAGGATGCTTCTGTTCAAATTTCTTATACCGGAGACCCTGACTCTGTGATTGAAGAAGTGAAAACAGATGCTAACGGCATGATACCGGAAATTCAGCTTCCTGCTCCGCCACTGGAATATAGTATGGCGCCTTCTGAATATCAGCCCTATGCAGAATATACTTTCCGCATTTCAAAAGAAGGCTTTGATGATTTGGATATTTCCGGAGCAGAAATTTTACCGGATGCTACTGCTATTCAAAGAGCTGTCTTGTCTCCCCAAGTTGCTCCCGGAGCTTTTGAAGATATTGTTATTCCTGCTCATACCCTCTATGGGGAATATCCCGAAAAAATTCCCGAAGACGAAATCAAGCCTATGGATACGTCAGGGGAAATCGTTCTGAGCCGTGTGGTTATTCCGGAATATGTGGTTGTACATGATGGTTCTCCAAATGACTCCACCGCAAAGGATTATTATGTCCGTTATCGAGATTATATCAAAAATGTAGCCAGCAGCGAAATTTATGCCACTTGGCCGGATAATACCATCCGTGCAAATGTATTAGCAATTATGTCCTTTACTTTAAATCGTGTATATACCGAATGGTACAGAAACAAGGGATACGACTTTACTATCACTTCATCTACTGCTTTCGACCACAAATGGATGCACGGGCGAAATATCTTTGAAAGTATCTCCCGTATTGTAGATGAGCTCTTTGACAATTATCTTTCAAGACCGGGGGTACGGCAACCGATTTTAACTCAGTATTGTGACGGACAGAGGGTACAGTGCCCGAACTGGATGGCCTAATTGCAACAACATACAAACGACATTATATAGTGTTTTAATTGCAAGATGATACAATATATACTCCCTAGTATGTGCTAGGGAGCTTTTTTTATTTTTTCTTTTCTCTATTCATCTTATTTCCTTTTTTTGTATTTTTTTCCACCGCTCCGGAAATTCTTCTGCGAACCATTTTAGAAATTCTCCAAACATTTTTTGTTCTGCAATTTTTCGTATTTCAGCTGCATCTTCTAGCTTATCATATCTCCCAAGGTGATAGTTTTTCCCTTTAAACATTATTTGCGCCATCCATTTGTTTCTGGACCTGTCCCATGATACACCACGTACCCCGGAAGTATTATTTTTAAGCATTTTCTTATCTTTTATGGCAATCACATTTGTTCCGTCTTCTGTCGCCATTTCCGTATATTCTTTTAATATTGTTTCAGCCTGATATTTTCTTGCTCGATCTTGCGCGCATCCACACGATTGTACGCTCTCAAATTTATCCGCCGTAACTTCAAATATTTTTCCGCAGGAGCACTCACATTTCCAGACATAAGCACCCCACTTCTTTTTATTTGTATTTTCTAAAGCCTTAACTCCATATTTATTTATTTTGTCACTTAAATCGCATGATTTAAACTGTTGCTCCTTACCTAGATGTCCGCAAGATTTCGTATTTCCGTTCAGAAGGCAATCGTATCTCACTGTGCATTCTTTACCACAGGAACACTTACACTCCGCGTATAATATCGATTTCATTCTGTAGACTCGCTCTATCGTCAATTCATTATGATTTTCACCAACGTGTTCTTTTGTATAGATCTTTTTATTCCGGCATTCATCGGAACAATATTTTGAATGTGAACTGCCTTCAAATTCTTTGTTGCACACTATACATATTTTTTTCATGATTATAAACACCTTAAATTATCGTTCCAGCCTTCTTTTACAATTTCAGCTTCTTCGTCTTCTCCATCCTGTCCGTTGCCGTACATTTCATAAGAGATACAGTCAATTTCTTCATCTTCTTCATCATACAATTTAAAATAATCATCTCTTGCCCATTCAGAAATATTACTTTCTGTTTCTCCTGACTCGGTCAGAATATAACCGAGGCTCTCCAAAAGGATTTTACCTTCTTCATAATTCATAGCTTTTAATTTTTCAAAATTTACCTTTTTCATAACGTTTACCTCACTTACTCTCTGTAAATTCCTCTCTTTATCTTATATATATGTATTATACTATATGTCCGCTATATAGTCAAGCATTTATTAGGAATTTTTTATTTCTTTTTCTACGCAGTTTACAATAAACTGCGTCATGCTCATTCCTCTCTTTTCTGCCTCTGCTTTATATTTATCTTTAAGCCCAGCCTTTACACGCAGCCTAATATCGTCTGTCTTTTCTGTCATGTATTTTATGCTAGCTCTTTTCTGTGCCTCTGTGTATGCCATTTTGTTTCCCTCCCGTAATGCAATATTATTTAATTCCGAAATATTTTTTTAATGCTACTACTGTATTCATTGCGTCCTGATCTAATCGTCTTTCGATGTAGCGACGTCTGTCATAGCTGTAAAGCGCTGTTCTATTGTCAATGAAAAATTTCGCTTCATTGACTTCGTTTAATTTTACAAGAAAATTCTCATATCTTTCTACTCTTTTCAGTCTTCCTTTTTCTCTCATCTGCTGAATGTATTCTTCTAACGCTTCGCTCATTTCTTTTTTAATATCTTCAGCCCATTTAACCTGTTTTTCTGTTCCTTTCATTTCTACGGACATGTTCTTTGCTTCCTCCCATGCTTTCTTTAAAGCTCCGGAGATATTCGCTCCTGCTGTTTTAACTAATTCCCATGCTCTTTTCATGATTTTTGATAAGTTGTATTTTTCATCTTTATTATCTCCCTTGCTTTATCTTATGTACTTATTATACTATATGTCCGCTATATAGTCAAGTGTTTTTTATAAAAAAGTGCATAAAAAATAAGCCGGGATTTCTCCCGGCTATACTAATGCCCCTCTGTCATTTGTTCTTGCCATGCGTCCGTCACTCAAAAATGCGTACAGCTCATTTCCAATCCACAGCATTTCATCTCTTGCCATGTATCCGCCATCTTTTAACCAGTACCAAGCATCTCCCTCTTTGTACCAGTTATTTTCCAGCATTACCCCGTCTGGCTGCAAGTAGAACCAGTTTCCATCTACATGTACCCAGCCTGTCTGCATAGCTCCCCACTTATCCATGTGGTACCAGCGACCCCCGATTTTATGCCATCCTTCTGTAAGCATATAGCCGCTGCCGTCAAAGTAATACCAGTTTCCGTTAATCTTTTCCCAGTTATCTTTTGTGTAGCTGCCATCTGCGTGTCTATACCACCAGCCGGTGCTATCCTGCACCCAGCGGTCTGTTTCTCCCTTTACAATTGCATCAAATGGGAAGTTTACCCCCGGACAGTTTGTAGGGTTTACATCCTTATGTTTCTGTACCTTACTAATTCCATATTTGCTTTTTAAAGAGGCAATAAGCTCTTTTCCTGCGTTAATCTGTGCCTGTCCCATGCGTTCCGACATAAAGGCACCCTCAAAACAGATACCGATACTATCGGAATTGCATCCGGTAGCATGTGCTCCTACTGTATCCTCCGGTCTTCCTCTCTCGATTGTTCCGTCTTTCCTTACTAAAAAGTGGTAGCCCATTCCTGCCCATCCACGTTCCTTATGCCAGCGGTGGATATCCTGCGCAGAGCATTTTTTGGCATCTGCATTATGTAAGATAATGCGTGTTGTTTTGCTTCTTTTACTTAAAGAGCCGAATTTTAAGTTTGTTTCTACAATATTCATAGTTCTTTCCTCCTTAATCTACAACTTCCCACTCTTCAGAAAACAGCTCAATCATAGTTTCTTTCCACGGAACACGTCCAAATCTACTTTCTACATACAGATACGGAGCCGTCATTTTGCTATTTTCGTCTGGAAATTGTGCACGGATTACCACATCTGGTTTCCAATTTGGTAATCTCATTCCCATTCCGCGCTTTACCAGTTTTAAGGCATCCCCAAAACTCATTCTTGCTTTTCCTCCCAAAATTTGTGTGTTTTCAGCATTGGCAATCATAAATTCGTTGGATGCTATGTTGTCAAAGGTGTATTCCGGTCTTTGGGTATCTAAAAGGCGCATTACATCCCCTTCTTTTGTATGCATAATAATTTCGCCGTTTTCCCATGCCCAAAAACCTGACCAATTTGGCAGTTTCACTTTATTCCCTGCTTTCATTTCTTTCAGTGCTTCTCTAAAATTCATTCCCATATCGTTTTCCTTTCTGCTGTTGTGCCAGCGCAATTTATTTTTCTTCCACTTCCGGAATTCCAGCCACAGAGTTTGCAACAGACAAGATACCGGACAGGATAGATGCAGATACTACCACTTTCCAATCCACTGCGCTTAATACTGCTGCTGTTCCTACCGTTGCCACGAAGGTCTGTGCCATTGTTTTTACAGCCCTAATGCCTGCTGCCTTCGCCCATTCTCTTGTGTCTACATTTGTTTTTAATACGCAATTCTTAAACATACTCTAATCCTCCTACTTAAAAATCATTGCTCCGATTACTCCTGCAACTGCTCCTAATAATGCAGATACCAGTGTGTCCCAGCGTTTTGCCGGCTTTTCTTCCAAGCTGGCCACTTTAGCTGTAAGCTGTACAAGAGTCTTGTTCATAAAACCCACCTCTTTTGTAAGGCCTACCATTTCCTGTGCCAGCTGGTGGACTACATTAACTACTTCTTCTACACTGTCCATACGGTGCTTTAAAGAGCCAATCTCTTTTTTAATTTCTGCAATAGCTACTGCTGTTTCCTGCTCTTCCATGTGCGCTCCTTTCTTTAATTTATGCCATAAAAATAAGACCCGTTAAGGTCTTGCTCTAATCTCCATATATTCTCCTGTCTTAAAATGTCGAACGTTTTATCTTGTTTTTCTCTGTCTATAAGGTATACTTATCTTAGCTGGATTGCTTATACTCTTGTGTATATTTTTTCCTTTTGTCGTTCGAGTAGCAGTCCAGCTCATTTCTTTATTTTCGGTTTACCTGTATTAAGCATGTAAGAAACACCCCTGCCATACCGCCAGCGAGAAAAGTTAATACGTATCCCATTATTATAATACCTCCTGTGCATAGGTTTCTTCTGCTAATAAAGCAAGTGTTGCATATTCTTCCTCAGAAATGCGGTTCATGGCAAAGTATACATCCAGCTTTGCAATAGCTTCATCTTTTGTGTCATAAAATTTCTTGTTAATCAGGTTCTCCATCAATTTTACAATTACTGTACTGTTCATTTTTGTACCTCCATGTTATCTAAAATATTGTTAGTGTCTGCTTCTATCATTGCTGCTTGGGTAGAGAGCGGCATTAAAGATAGCAGATTTGCAAGGTTCTGTGTCTGTGCAGATACAGCCTCCTCGATTTTTCTGTCTGTGTAGTTTTTCATGTCTGCTACATAAGACAGCTGCATTTCCGCATCTTCGGAATTACTTACAACAGTGGTAGGATAATAAGTTTGCAGTGCTCGGATTGCATTCTGCTGTTCCTGTGGGAGCGGGACAAATTCGGTGGTTTCTGTTTCATATTCCAAAGTTAAAGGATTTTCAGAGAGCCACGCTTTAAATTCTTCCGTATTCGTAATATTTATATTTGGTGCGGAAAAGTATTTAATACCATCATTCCAGTTACAGCAAACTCCAAATTCCGTCATGGTAAAAGAGATTTGCACAGCTCTATACTTATCTACATAAATATCTGCATTTCCGTTGCCATTTGGAGTATTTTTAAATTCAATTAAAAAATGTTGGACTTCTCCTTTTTTTGCTCCCATACTTATCCTATTGGACTTTCCGTCAAATTTATTAATAATCTCGCTTTTATACAGCCACCCAATCTGTCCGTCCTGTTCTGTAAGCCTGTCCCACTTAGTAAGAGGGCGGTCGGATGTGAGGGTGAGTGTTTGTTCTTTGTAGGGTTCGTATTTAGTTGCTACTGTACCGTATTCCACCATAATCCCCTTATATGCACCAGATGTAATATAGACATTTCTATATTCTAATTTTACAATTGGATTTTTCGGTGTTGCAGTTATTGCTTTGTGTGTTTCTGTTCCGTTAAAATATTGTTTTTTACCGTCTTTGCTATAAAAACAAATATGCCATACATCGCTACTTGCTACAGCTTTTTCTTGTGCGCTTACCACTGCATTATCTACAATGCGGCACAATATTGTTCCCCCTGGGGTATCTGCGCTAATGTCTGGTATATTTACAATATTTTTTCCGGTAACCTTCGCATCAACTTCATACTTTCCAGTATCTTCATTAAGTCGTCCGGCATTCACAATCTCCACAGGTATATCTGGTGTAGGAGTTCCATCTTGCGTTGTTTTTCCGGACATGGAAAAGTCTTCAAAAAACGCTCCTGAGCTATCTTTAACATTAAGCAGTGTACCACTTGCAGTTTCCACAATCGCATCTGCTTTTTTCTGTTGCAAATCAGCAATATCTGTCGCATTCTTTGCAATCTGCTCCCTATCTGCAATAATTTCCTGTGCGGCTGTTTGTACTGCCTGCACCTGTTTTTGTCCCTCTGCGGTAACATTCCCGGTTTGGGTAGTTCCTTCTGTCTGCACTGCCTTAATCGCTTCGGTTTTTGCTGTTTCCACTGCTCTTGTAGCTGTATTCTGTGCGTTCTCGATATTCTCTACAGCAGTAGTTCCGGCAGACTGCACACGCTCTGTTTGCGTCTGTCCGGCATTATTTACGTCCGCAAGAGCTTGCTGTGCTGTAAGATTAAAGTCCTGTGCAGTCTTATCTACGCTTTCTTTATTTTTCTGCACCTGTGTGTTTAAACTCTCTACATCTGTTTTTGCTTTTTCCACAGCGGTTCTATCTGTTTCTGTTTCCTGCGCTGCCGTCTGTGCTGCACTGCTTGCTGTTTCGGCAGCCTGTTTATGTAACTCCGCCTGTCCTGCGGATGTTCCTGCCTGCGTGGCTGCTTCCTGTGCATTTTTAGATAATTCCTCTACTTTTGTTACCTGTTCGTCTATTCCGGAGACGGACTCTACAAGACGCTCCACTTCTTTTCTGTCTTCCGCTGTCTTCTTTGCGTCTTCGGAAGCTTTTCCGCAATAATATTTTGCGTTGTCTTCGGCACGCTCCGGAAGGTCTTCTCTACCATGCGCCCAGCCTTCCGCTTGTTTCTGCGCTTCTTCTGCTTTTTCTGCGGATTTTCTTACCTCCAGAACAGCCTCGCGGAAGATGTCCGGATTGTCCCCACCTCCGGGTACTTCCGGCTTTGGTCTTGCTTTAACCTCTAATTTTGCCCGGTACTCTGTTTTTCCACTTGTGGCGTCCGTGATGTATACAAATGCAAAGATGCTGTAATTCTGTGTAGCGTCTCCATTTTCCAGCACGCTGTCTGGGATAAGCACATCTGTTACTCCATCCTTTGTAACACCAATACGGGTAATAGATGTTCCTCCTGTTTCCTGTGTAGAAAAGTGCACCTCTACTGTCTTCGGGAGCTTTAATCCCTGTATGCGGAGGATTTGCCCATAATCGTACTGGTCTAGCGTTGTATAGTTTACTGCATATTTTTCTCCCGGCGGGAATGCTACTATTACCATTTTCTCCTCCTTATACTGTTGCCTGCACCATGCCATTAAGGTTTTCGATTTTGCTGTTGTCTGTTGTTACCAGTACCCCTCCGGCTTGGTATACTTTCTTATTTACTGTAATATCCGGCTTTTTACTTACCAAAATCCATGGAGATGGAACGTTAGATAGCTGTTCTTCCTTTGTGCTGCCATTAAATCCAAAGGTTGCCCATTCTCCATAATCGTTAAACAAGACATTTTTTGCCGTTTCTAAATCTGCAAAATTAGCATCCGTAAAGCCGTAAGTCTCATAAATGTTGCCGTTTGGCTCTGTGCGGAACACACGTATTCCATAGCCTCCGATAGCATTCGCAATCTGCATTGCCACTTTTGATTTTGCATTTGCGATATTTACTGTTTTCTGCACATAATCATTTGCTAGGTCCATTTTTTTTGTGCTTAGCAAATAGATGTCGTAAATATTGTTTCCAACTGCAAACTTTGCATGGTTTCTGTCAGATGTGGAAACGTTAAGGTTTGCGCTTTCCAGAGCTGTTTTCATGGTCGCAAACTTATTATGTGTGTACTTATCTGCATTTTTAATTTCTTTTAATTTCCTCGTATCTACAATGTAATTGCCTCCGATACAACACCCTTCCAGTACGCATTGTAGTTCGTAAAACGGATTATTGTCTGCAAACTCTGCAAGTGTCTTGTGCGGCAATCTGTCGTTCGCATCCGTCTGCGTAAACTTGCAATTTCTGTAATATGCGTGCGGGTCGTTTTCCAGTTTGTAATTCCCCCAGAAAAAGCAGGAGTCGAAAGTTATTGTGGAGAGATATTTCATCCCAAACACAGGCATTGTCTGTTCTTCCTCCCAATGACAACCTAAAAATAAAACCTGTGAGTAAAGCCCTGTCTTAACCCCACTCTGAATGCAGCTCTGGAATACCATCGGCTGGTGTCCGTGCGTGCAAACTAAGCGGTATTCTAGGTTATATTTGTTGTAAAACTCACTGCACTGTTTAAAAATCCAGCTATCTCCGCTTAAATTTGTATCTTTATCGTCAATTCTTTTGGCTGTTCCAGCCGCAGAAATGCAGTTTACAGCATCCAGATTTAGCGTGCCACTTTTGAACAGCTCTGGATTTTGCACATTTAACAAAGTATCAAAAAACATATAGTCCAGATACTGGTTTACAACAGCTAAAATATAAGGTTGGTTTACAAAATTGATATTTTTTAGCTGCATCTGGCACCCTGTCATAATTGCCGGAGTCTGCCAGTCCTTCGGCGCTGTGCTCCAATTATCACTGCCGATTGCACCATTTTCAATTACGAATTTGTCGACAGGATAGGACTGCCTCCAGTCGTTTCCGCTGTCATTCAGATTTATCAGGATGTGGAAATTCATCAAGGTGGCGTTGTTGATATCTAAGTGCCCTTTCGACACTGTTCGCACATCTACAGCTTTCCCGAAGTAATATTTCTTGCTTGCATCACACACGACTCTTTTCCCTGTTAAAATCGCATTTTTAAAAGCGGTAGAGTCGTCCGTCCTTCCGTCTCCTCTTGCCCCAAACTCCTCTGGGGTAACATAATTTGTTGCGCCGCTTCCACCGCCACCGCTTGGGATGTTAATTGTCACTTCCCTGCTTCCGTCATAAGTTGCAGTTGCAGCACCAGTAAATGTTAAAATATGCGGATTTGGCAATTTTGCAGGGATTTGCAAACCCAGTTCTTCCAGTGTTTTATTTCCAACCAATTCCCGCCCGTTAATCTGCGGTTTATTTTCTAAACTGTTGTAATCGGTAGTGCCACTGCCACCCGGAAGCTCGTTAATCATTCTTCGGATGTCCGGGTGCGCCTGACTGTCACTATTGTGTTGTTCTACTGCTCCTTTTTCCTCTGCATCTACCTCAGATGCTGTATAGGCTGGTTTCTGCGGCTGTTTCGCCCATTCCGGTACCGTTGGGTCTGTTTCCTTAACTGTAATGGGATTTTTTTTCAGATACGCATCTACTGCCGCCTGTATCTGCTCCGGGGTAATGGTGGTTGCCCCTTCCAGTTTCTTTAAAATCTGTTCGATTACGTCTGGATATTGCTGTACAATCTGCTGTGTAGTTTCTATTCCTTCCAGTACCGGGAGAGTCGCCAAAGTGGTATTAAATTCTTTTTTCACAATACCTTCTATATCGCTAATTTTGGCACAGACAATAAAACATACGTCCCCTTTATATTCTGTTGCGTTTCTGCCCACCAACCAGCTAAAAGTAACGGTGCCGCCTTCCACCTGCTTATCCGCTACTGGATAATAATCTCCTTCTCCGTTCGCATTAACGTAATTTATACGGATGTCTGCCTTTGTAAAATCCATTTCCCCGTACTGTTTCTGGATTTTAAAATACAGCCTCTTTACATTCGCATCCGACTCTACTCCAAGGTTTTTAATCCTGCTAGGGATGCTTATTTTTCTTGTTTCCGCATCTATTGTAAGATAGTCTCTAAAAATCGTTTTTTCCATGCTGTCCCTCCTAGGATAATTTAATAATATTTAAATATTCCTCTCCTTGGCTCCATACGTCTGTAAGGCTACTGTCTACGGAGAGATAAGCTTTTAATTTCGCCCCAGCCGGAAGGTAATTGTAAGTAACATAATTTAAAGTGTCGTAGTAAGTTCCATCCGGCAGAAAATGGTGGTCTCCTCCCAAATCCACCTCATCTCTTGTCACCTTGGACCATACAGTACCACTTCCAAGATATGTCTTTTTCTGTATACTTGCCTGTAATGCAATTAAGTACACGCCACTTGTTTTTATTTCGATATATCCGTCTCTACCACGTACTCCCTTGTAATACTCTGTTTCGCCCTCAAATCCATTATAATTCCCTGTAGGCTGCCACTCTCCTGTCATCAACCATTCTCTTCCATATCCGCCTAATGTGGTGGATACACATTTGGCGTCAACTTGTTTTTTTAATTCCTTTCCCATAGTGGCGTCTAAGGCATATCCCTCTTTCACTTCTGTAAGAGACTTAACCGGGTCTGCAAAATTGTGTTTTTTAAACCCTTTAATCTCTACAAGCCTATCTATACCCTCTATTGCTGCACCATTTAATCGCACTCGATACAGCGGTTTTTCGGAAACAGATGCACCTGTACGGATATCTATATCACTTACCTTCGGGTCCGAAGGGCTTACCCTATCAGGAGTGCCGTTAATTACTTTTAACGTCACCTTTTCAATTTTAGTACCCAGCTCTCTTTCATATTTCACTGCAATAATGTCATTTCTTTTCATTCCCTGCGTTCCAGAGACAATGTTCACAGTTTCATTTTTTCCATAGGCTACATATACTTCTCGCCCGTCAAATATTGCTACTCCGTCTTTAATTACAATTTCATTTGCAGTCTGGATAGAGGCTTCCAGTTTATTTCCTACATCTAAAATAGCGGATTTTCCAAAAATCCCTCTGTTAAAATCTGCCATCTGTACCGCGGTGACATGGCTTTTTCCATGGTATCCTGTTACTAATTCCATTTAATCCTCTCCTTCCACTTTATATTCCACAGAGATTTCGCCATCCTGTACTCTGACAATCTTGCCTGTAATCGGTTTCTGTAAATAAAAACCGGTGTCGTAATCCCTGCCGGCAATAGTGTCACCAATCTGTGCTTCTAAGTCCTGTACATCCATTTCCATTTTCCGATAATCCATAAGCTCCCTTAGACGCTCTGTGCCGCCTTTTATAAGCTCTTCTAAGCTTTCCACATCTTTGTAGTCGTAGACGGCTGTACGCTCTTTTAAACCTGTGTAATAAGGTTTATCCTGTGCGATACTGCCATCTTTCTGTGCGTAGAGATGTGCCACTTGCCTGTCCTTTAATTCGCCTTTTCCTAGACAGATTAAGTGGTTTATCCCTCGTCTGGACTCAGAAAAGTGAACTGCCACCTGTGAGTCCTGTGAATATTCAATTTCTGCGGATAAATTGCTTTTAGGAACAGCAGAAAGAACAACAAAAAAAGGCTCATTCGAACCTCCTTGCTTAATCTCTATGTTTAATCTTGCACCTTTTGCATCCAGAAGCTTCGTGAAGCCTGTAAGCGCATCGGTGTAGCGGTCAAAGTTGCCATTTAAGACAATACCGCTAGGTGTTTCCGGTATCGTAAACATTCCATCAAAAGCATTGTCTAATACCTGTCTTAAAATATCGTGTGTGTCTCCGTTTACGGTTAGATAATCCTGTCCGTCTGGAGGGCAGATGATAAACTGTTTCAAAAAGCCACGGAAAGTGTTTCCTCTCCATGTTTCTTCCTCTCCATTTGTCCAACTGTCTTTTTCTTCCAGTAATGCACCATATTCTGTACCGGGACAAATAAGGTACATCCCATAGTCCAAATATCCTTTTTCCGCTATAATTTCTGCATCGTTCGTATCTCCGATATCTAAATCCACAGACACACTTTCCGACAGTAAGCCTAATTCCATTTTCTGTGCATCGCACACTATAAACTGCATTTTGGTTCGCTCCTTTCATCAAATAATTTAATATCCACACCAAAACCACCCGACCATTGGAGTGTATTTGTTCCGGGAGGGATTTTTTTAAATACGCTATATATTTTCCCTCTAGCATTGTACAAGTTTGTGTTTTCTCCTAATCGTCCTATCTTCTGCACTGTATGTGTTAAGCTGTTAATTACTAATTGCTCTCCTTCGTTTATTGTTGCTTCTACTTTATAAGGGTGCCCGGCTATATTTAACTGAGGATTTTCCGCAAATCCGTAGATTGTCATAATAAAATTACTATCGTTAAAAGACGGATTGATTAAAACTTCTTCTCCTGTCTCTGTGCAGAAATCAAAGGGAAATTCCGGAAACATGATACCTTCTTCTAATTCAGTGTATTTTACTGCTTCTGGTGGTTCTGGAAGGTACTGGTATGTGGTTTCTTTAATCCAGAAAGGATAAGGGCAGTATGCAGTAATTGTTTTCTTTAGACCAAAATACTCGTCTGGAGATGTTTCAGATGCAGTAATATAGCATTCGATATAATAATCATCATATAGTAATTTTCCGGGGCGCTTTGTATTGATATCTCGCTCAAACGCTTCGAAGAGTATATTTTCTATTTCTTTTTTCCTGTTATCGGTTCCAGAAATTCGCAATTCTATCTTATATTCAATAGCATCTTTTTTAAAATCTCTTACTGCTGCACCGAACCTGTGTTTTCTCTCTATAACATTCCAGGAATAAGAGTGGAGTTTTGCATTTTTGATTTTAACTCCAAATTCCTGCAAGGAGTATATTTCCCCTATGCTGTTTTGGTATTTAACCACTAAATCGCACCCCCATTCCTCTTAATCCACGCCTAAACGACCTTTCATCTATATAAGTTACCATCTCATAATTTCTACTACTGCTTGTAATCACGTCCGCTAAATTTTCATAGTCTATCGGATTTACTGTAACGTTTGTATTCTGCGGTTTTACTACCATAGAATTGGCAAGCGCTCTTGTTGCCCTTGTTATTACTGGAATGTTATCCATAATCCCTTTCGCAAGCCCTTGTGTAAAGTCAGGCATCCATGTTTCATAATCTCTAAGAGGACCGACATCCGGCCGTGAAAAATGCAAAAACGAACGTATAGTCGATGCTACGTCACTTACCGTATTTTTTACTTTTTCAATCATACTTTTAATTCCGTCAATTAAACCTTGTATAAAATCCTTTCCCCATTTCATAGCCTGGGACGGAAGGGATGTAATAAAATCAATCGCCGATTGAAATCCTCTTTGAACCACTCCTCCTAATCCGCTTAAAGCGTCCTTGATTCCGCTTACTAAATTTTTAAATGCTGTGACCGCTTTTTCTTTTAAATTTTCAACTATATTTCCTACTAAGTCTTTGACAGAATTCCATATTGTAGACGCATTTTCTTTAATATTATTCCAAATATTGCGTGCGTCAGATTTTAAATTTTCAAAGTCTCCTGTTACTAAATCGCAGAGCAATAAAACTGGCCCCAACACAACATTCTTAATTATTTCCCATGCAGATTTTGCTATTGTCTTAATTGACTCCCATATTCCTGAAAGTTTTTCAGACAGCTCATCGAATTTTTCTGTTACTTTTTCCTTTAATGTACTGACTATCTCTTTAACGCTTTCACATACCGTTTCCCATAGAGTTTTAAACCACTCTGAAATTGCGCCCCAGTTTTTTATCACTGCAATTACTGCGGTTATAGCTGCAATCACTCCGGCAATTATCCCGATTATTGCTCCTATCGGAACTGCTGCAACAGATAGTACGCCCGCTATTGCCGATATACTTATTACTAATTGTCCTATAATCATTAGTAATGGTCCTGCTACTGCTATAAGAGCACCTATTACCAAAATCGCAGTCTGCACCCCAGACGGAAGTTCAGAGAACTTGTTTACAAGTTCTGTAATAAACTCTACAACCTGTGTAATTACAGGAGCTAGCTTCTCTCCAATTGTGATTGCCGCCGTTTCTAAAGAGCCTTTCATTTCTTCAATGGCTTTCTGTCCTTCACCCATTTGAGAATTTGCAAGCCTTTGAGCTGACTCCTGGTCGTTTGTAGCGGTTATGTAGCTTTCCAACCCTTCAGCACCACTATTCATCATAATTGTTGCAGCTCGCATTGCATCTGAGCCGAAAATTGTTTGTAGCGCTGCGTCTCTCTCAGCAGAGGATAATCCACCAAGTTTTTCTTTTAACTCCTTTGCCATATCCGATGCGCCTAGAAGCTCTCCGCTCGAATCCCTTGTTTGTATTCCGAGTTCTTCGATGATAGCCGTCGCATCGTCTGTTGGAGCTGCAAGTCTTTGCAACATTGTTTTTAAGGATGTTCCTGCATCGCTTCCTACAATTCCAGCATCTGCAAACTTGCCTAAAACCGCTGTTGTTTCTTGTATGGACCAACCCGCATTTTTTGCCTGAGCTGATGCTTGTGCTAAACCTTGTGTGAGCGGCTCTACATCTGTGGAGGACGCTGCTGCCGCTCCCGCTAAAGCGTTTGCTGCAAGCGCAGACTCTTCCGCCGAAAGTCCGAACGCTCCCATAGCCTGTACTACTACATTTGCCGCATTTCCTAAGTCCATTCCAGAAGATGCAGCTAAATCCATTGTAGCTTTTAATGCACCTGTTTTAATATCTGCTTCAGTTAAGCCGCCTTTTGCAAGCTCCGTAATTGCCTGCCCTGCCTCTTTTGCAGAAAATATAGTATCTTGCCCTGTCTGAATTGCTATCTCTCGCAATTCTTCCATTTGCGACATGGGTTTATTTAATGCGCCTGCCGCTTGTGACATTGCAGACTCAAAATCATTTGCAGTGTTTACAGATATCGCCCCGAGTCCTGCCATTGCTGTTGATACCGGCATGATAGCTTTTCCTGCATCTCTCATCTTATTTCCGACTTTACCCGTTATCACTGACACTTTTTCAAGTGCTGCGTTTCCGCTTCCTGCTGTTTTTTTTAATGCCTTTAAATTCTGTTCCGTTTCAGCTATTTCGCGTTGCAGCGCATCGTATTTATCTTTTCCAAGGTCGCCTTTTTCAAACTGCACTTTCGCTTGTTTATCAGCTTCTTTTAATGTTTTTAACTTTGTTTTAGTATCGGCTATTTTCTGTTGTAATAATTCATGTTTCTGTGCAAGTAAGGTGGTGTTTGACGGATCTAATTTCAATAACTTATTAACATCTCTTAAACTTCTCTGTGTGCTATTAAGATTGCTTTCTACACCTTTCAAGGCTTTTTCTAAGCCTATAGCGTTTCCGTCTAGCTCAATTGTAATTCCTTTAACACGCTTTGACCTATATCCACCTCCTATAATTTATCAATATCTTCCTGTGTAGCAAGCACAGGATATTCATATTCGTCATTTTTCATTTCGATAAACATATCATTTACCATTCCGATACTGAGAAGTTCTAAATCTGAAATAGAAATACCGCACTGAACACACCGGAGCATGAACAATGCGGTATTGACTTCTCTATCTATTTCTCTGTCTCTTTTTTTGATACAGACATCTGTTTATTTTCCAGCCCCCACATCTCGAGAATTTCAGGAAGGACTTTGTAAATACTGAATGTTTCGAACTGTTCCAGCCATTCATCAATTTCGGATGGCTGTGTTGGGTCTCCATGCTTATGCATTAAAAACGCAATATTTTCAAAGATTTCTAATGAGTCAATAGGAAGTGAGCTACTATCTTCCCCTGTCTCCTCTTTTAGTTTTTCGTTTATTTCTACCTGCTTCTTTAATTTCTGCAAATCTACAAAAACATCTCGCCCAAATTTTAAACGGTACATTCTGGGGATTGCAGCGGAACTTTTAAAATTGCATTCAATTCCACTAATAGTTAATGTTTTTCTCATTTTCCTTCTCCTTAGCTTAAAGTAGCATCTTTCTTATAGACCTCTGTAAACCACTTAACCTTAGCTTTCTCGTAGCTTTCTTTCGTTGTTTTTGCTCTGATAGTTCCATCTGCTGATGCTGCGCAAGAAATAGATATCTTGTCTACATCTGGCTCTTTGGAATCAGATGTGGTTTTCGCTTCTACGTTTGGCCTTGTAGCAGTACAGTTATAGAACCAGAAAAGCGTAGGCTCTACATCGCCATCTACCTGAAAACCAAGGGCAAATTCTTTCGCCTCAGTATTAGAATTTTCAATGAGCACTCCGTTCTTGTCCTTTGTTTCACTCAGGATTTTTTCTCTGAACTCATCTGTTATCATGGCTGCTTCTAATTCGCCCTGATACCCGCCATTTGATGTGGCGACATAATATTTAATGCCGTCTGCATAAAAAGGTGTAAGTTCTCCTTGCTGCTCTAAAGATAATGACACTGCACCCGGTAATTTGATTGGCGCATCGTAATTACCGTCTTCCTGTTTTAATGCTACGTGCACATTAGAGATGTTGAATTTAACTTTGCTCCTTATAATACCTCCTATATTCCGAAAGTAATTTGAATTATTTTCTCTGCTTTAATATATGTTTCTTGCTTTTCATAATACACTTTGTTTTCCGTCAAAAAATCAGCAATCTTTTTTTCTAATGCCGGTTCTTTCTTTTCGCAATACAGTTCAATATCTATATCTTCTATTTCATGATATACAATTCCGTCTGCTGAGAAATTATCACTTCCCATGCTGTGCAACACGATATATGGACATTTTGGGACGTGTCCTTCCGCGAAATGACTGTACGCTACAGGAAAACCGAGGTTTTTCAGTCCTTTATTTAATTCACTTAAAATCATTTTCTCAACTCCGCTTCCACACGTCTTTCAAATTCTGCATTGCACCACTCCTCTACAGGTTTAATATGCACAAACGCTCTTGCTCTTCCTCCACGGTTTAATGCATGCCCTTTCTCCAGCAAGTGCGTTAATCCAGGTTTCTTTTTATTATGCACCACAAATTGGAATTTTCCGTTTCCTTTTCTGGAATAAGAAACTCCCCATCCGTCTGCATAATGCCCTTTTCTGCTTCCTTTTCCTTTTGGAGATGTAGCTTTTAATTTTTTCGTGCCTTCTCTAGCTATAGCTTTAGCAATTTCTTCAAAGTCTTTTTCTGTTGCATCTTTATACTCGTTTAATGCTTTCATTACTTCTTCTGCAAGCTCATTTATGCTTATACTACTCATCCGCATGTACCGCCCTTATTTTTACAATATCATTGCGAAATTGTACATTGTCAATTGTTTTAATATCGAATTTTTTTCCTTTCCAAACAATGCGATAATTTCTCGTATCCATATCATCAAAAAACTTTTTCCATCTGCATACAAAATCTACTGTATTCTCTGCATTTAATGTAGCGGCTTCCCAATATTCTTTTCCGGATAGACCATTCATGTATGCATACATTTTCTTGTAAGGCCCCCAGTTCTCAACAGGGTTTCCAATTTCATCGTAACCTCTCACCAGTTTTTCGATTGCAATTCTCTGTGTGTACGCTCCTGCATTCATTAAAACACCTCCGAATCTGGTGTAGGTACAAGATTTGTTCTATGCATACCAAGGATCGTTTCAACAATAGTATTTGAACTGTTTTTCTGAACAGCCATACTTCGATTGTCCCACATATCCGAAATTAGCGTGAGCACAGCAATTGTAATATCTTCATGTTTTTCGAGCTCGTCAAGTGTCAACCCTGTTTGATTTTTGCAAAACTCAATTGCTGCAGTCTTGATAGCTTCCAAAAGAATTGTATCTTCGTATTCTAAATTATCCTCATCTTCTCTAAGATGGTTCAGAATTACTCTCTGTGTTAGTTTGCTTATTTTCATTTTTCACCGCCTTTCTTGTTGGTTTCAAATACCCGCAGTCTACTAATGGCTTTGCAAGAGAGCTTTTCAGCTCCCTTACTTCGCCTTTCATCATGCAGATATTTCCAACAAAAGAGACTGTTGCCTCATACTTCATTTTTACTCTCCCATCTTAAGAGCAGCAATCTTCTGTTCATTTTCGATTTTTGCGTCAAACTCCATCCAAGCTACAACTCCGACTGCATGCTGTGTTGCGTATTTCTCGCGAAGAACTTGAATTTCCATTTCCTCTGTAATCTTTACTGCAAGTCCAGACATATCTCCGTAGTAGATTGTTGTCTTGCTCGCCCCGATATCGTCCATATTGTCAGAAACATAAACAGGTTTTCCAAGAAGCATATTACCAAATGCAGATGTTGCATCATCCTGCAAGAGATATCTTCCGTTCTGGTCTTTCAGTTTGCGGATTGCCGTTCTTGTCTTGCTAGACATAATCCAGATTGCATTCTGCTGGAACGCATCTTTAATACTTCCCTGTAAATCAATCAGTTCATCTGCTGTGACTGCACTATTCGCCTTTGCAGTGATAACGTTTTTCACTTTGCTAAGGCCATCAATTTTTGAAAGTTCTCCCTTCAATAGTTTCTCTTCTTCGAATCGCGCAATCTGATAAGCCATGTGGTCAATTACAAAAGACACAATATCAAATTGTGAATTGTTCATAAGCGACTTAGATACAAGTGTAAGTGCTCCTACCAGGTATCCAGTTAAGTCAATCGAACTGAATTTCCCTGTGCTGGATGTAAGCTCAGTAAATTCGTCGTGGAAACCAACTGTGATATCCTCTGTATCTGTTAAAGGATAAAATGGAATGGAAAGAGTACCTTTCACATTATATTTTGTTGCTTTCTCAAGTACCGGACAGATATCATACACTTTTTTGACAATTTTCTGTGCGATTGTTTTTGGAACAACTGCGCCATTATCTCCAAATGTAAGATTTTCTGCGCGGTTTTCTGTTACGACTCCACGCAAGAAGTCAGCAAATTCTGCTTCCTCTGCTCTTTCTTCTGTTTCTTCTTCCTCTTCCTCAGCTCTTTCAACCAACTTATCTGCCGTTCTATTCAGAATCTCAATGGTCTTGTCGATTCTGTCAATCTCAGAAGAGATTTCCTCCGCTCTATTCTCCTCTTCCTCTGTAATTGCTCTCTCTTCCGCTTCCAGTGTAGCATGCATCAGTTCAAGTTCTTGCACAAGCTCTGTTCTTTTTTCGTTTAATACCTTAATGTTTTTCTTTTTCCTTAAATGTTTCCTCCGTATTTTTTAATCATATTTTTTAATTTACTGTTGTCCGGTTTCTTTTCCGGCCCTTTTTTATTTTCAAAACCTACGTAGTCGGCTTCAAATTCTTCTGCACGAATTTCAAAGGTTTCTTCTCCTTTTTCTCCGGCTCTGGTTTCCACCGTAGTGGATGGATACCACGGTCTCATCGTATCATCAATCAGAGATACTTCTTTTAAAACCAACTCTGTAATGGTGCGAATCGGCATTCCGTTTCGGTCAGCACGTTCCTCTATTGGATTTGTAAATCCAAACGACCACCCACGCAATCTCTTTTCCTTTGCTTTTTTTACGACTTCTTGATCATTGATTTCTGCGTGTGCTCTCAGACCAATAGCATCTTCTCTGAGCGTAAGATTAGATTTTGTTCCACCCAGCATCTTGTCCCATTTGTGATTTAGAAGAATCTTTACTTCATCCGCTTTTGCAATCGCTCTCCTGAATACCCCGGGAGCTATTCTTTCAATGAAATATCCTCCTTTTCGGTCTGGGATTGGTCGGCTGTCTCTGTCTGCAACGTTGACATATCCGTCAATGATGACTTTTTCTCTGTCTCCATCTGCTCTAATTTCAATTCTTGCCCTTCTTTCTCACCTCCTATCTTATTAGACTGATTTGTATTAGGTGTATATACCACTTTCGTTTTTGGGTCATACAATACATCTTGCAGTCCTAATTTGATAAATTCTAATCCAAGTGGTTCCATGTTTTCTTTTTCACGCACTTCATCCACTTGCATCCATCCAGTTTCGATTGCTTCTTTATATGCACCAAAACGCTTGTCAGCATCACCTTTTGTAAGTTCGTATGTGTCTGCTGCAAAAAAGTAGTCTTCTTTTTCAGCTTCTAGTAGCATGGATTTATTTAATGCGACCATGAAAGCGCTAAGAAAAGCGTTTACGCAATATTTAATGAATACTTTATCCCCCTGCTCAGTTCCGATATTGTCTGGAACACCCAGGATTGTGCGTATTTCTTTCGCATTTGTTTGCTTATTCTCATTTAGCTGCATCTCTACGGAAGTGTTAGAAGCTTCCTGGAACTCTAAACCATTATTTAGAATAATTACATTTTCCGTGTTATTGCTGTACAGTTTTCTCCATGCTGCTTTTAGCTTATCAATAGCTTCTTGCGTTAAGTTCTTTGCGGATTTTACAAAGCCTTTCTTATTTCCACCGGTTTTTACAAGTCCTTCCTCATATTTCAGAGAATTATAAGAAACACTCAGTATTTTGCTGTTCTCTTCAACAATTCCAATGCCTTTCATCCCGTCCCTGGTACTCCGAAGGACTCTTATAAACTGTTCTGGGAAATATCGTTTTCCCTGCACAAGCACTACATATTCCTTAAAAATCACATCTGCATTCTGTGCGTAAGAAACATGATTTGACTGGACATATCGTAACGACCGAATTTCGTTATCCATCCAGTCAACATAGATATTTCCACTTCCATCAAGCAAGTAGTCTTTCACGAGAGCCTGTTTCATCATATTTGCATCTAGCGTATCTCCTGTATCTTCATTCAGAAGATGTACCCTCCAATCGCCTTTTACTTCTTCAACTCTCTTTTTCCCACGCTTGTACAGTTTAATCGGTACATTTGCAACAGTTTCCGCAATTTCATTGATGGCTCCAGCAAGTGCTGGAATCTGCATTGCTTTTTCTCTTGTCATGTCATCATTTCCGAGAAATGCTTTCAGAAGCGGCTCTGCAATTGCCGATTCGTCTATCATCTGCGGTTCTGCTCTTTCCTTACGCTTAAAAAATTTCCTTAAAATCCCTCCTATCCAACTTGTACAACAAAATCATCAGAGCCATACATCACATATTGCTGCAGTAAGTACATCGCATTAATAAGACTCACCACCATATCAACTTTGCCTTCTGATTTTTTCTTATTAACATATTTATTTCTGTTTGTGTCTTCCGTACACCTTGCATTTTGGAAGTTTATTTCTAACATTCTATTAGACATATAACGGAACTGCTGTTCTAAGACTAACTCTCTCAACCATTTTGTCGGCTGATGCAATACGGAACTATGCTGTTTGATTTCTACGCACTCATATCCATCTTCTTCCAACTGCTGAATAGTAGCCAGTGCATTCCACTTATCATATCCAATCTGCTGTATCTCCACTTCATACTCGGCTTCAATCTCAACTATCTTGTTCTTAACAAACAAATAATCAATGACTTCATTTCCACACGAGAAACAATCTCCATTCGAAATCAAGCGTTTGTAATCAACGTGTTCCTTTTTACTCTTGAACTCAACTTTATCTGTCGGAACAAAACCAAACACCTTTGCATAAACGATTCCGTCAACAATAGTAACCATTGCCAGAGCTGTATTATCATCTGTTTGCGATAAGTCCAAGCCAAGCCACACTTTTTTGCCTTGCCAAAATTTCTTGCTATTCTCAATTCTGCAAAGTTTCACTTTTTGTATATCTATGTATCCCTCAACTCCAAGCCCTTTGTAAAGGATGTTATTGTGCTTACAAAGATAGTTTTCACGCTTATTCTCATATAACACTGCAATAGCACGTTTCTTTACAATCTCATCGAAAATGTACTTATGTGCATAAGCAACAGGATTGCTTTGATAGATGCACAAGTCATTTGTTTGCCACTCATCGCCAATTTTCAAATCATCATTTGGTTCATACAGAAGCGAAAAGGTTCGTCTATCATCCAATAATCCGTCCAATGTTTTTTTTGCAATGTCAATCTCATCAATCATGGCATTGTCATCGTTCGGATATTGCGTACTAATGATAATTCCAAGCTTGTTAAACAATGTAATCTGTGACGACCTCATGGCTTCAATTGGATATTCGTCCATTGCTCCGCATTCATCTGCAAGAAACGCGTGAGCCATCTTTCCATCCATGCCATCATTGGAATATGCCAATGGAGTATATTCGTTGTCATTCAGCAGGCAAATAATTTGACTCCTTAAAATCTTAAACGCCGGCTCGTCTTCATCGTACAGTGCTGGACTTACCTTTATAATTTTCCGAATTGCTAGTTTCAACTCAGAAGAAAGCGCCAGGTCTGGAGCTACAGAGAAGAAGCGCGAAAAATCCGGTTCCGTTAGCATTAAAAGTATAAAAATAATCGCACTATTGAACGTCTTAAAGTTCTTTCGTGCGATTTCCAAAACGGCAGTGGTGTAAAATCTTATATCTTGCTCTGTATTCTTTAATTTTGTACAAAGCGTAGCCACAATAAATAGCCATGCATAATCCTCTAGTCCGTCATAGATTGAGCACCTTAAATCTGGATGGATCATAAGCTTTAACAGCTTACATATTTTCTCATAAGCTTTTTCATCTACATAAGCATCCGTATCATTACCATCAACAATAGCAATCCAACTCTCGCATTGTTTTTTAACATACAACGGTGCATATCCTACATTTTCCTCTACACACCATTTCGCATAATCATAAGCTTTTCCGTCTTTAACCACTTAAAGCCTCTTTCAATGCGTTGTTTTTCTTTTCAGGTGTTTTCGGAATACTTCGTAGAGCTGATGCGATAGTCATGACATTTTCTTTTTCGATATCAAATAACATCTTTCTTTTTGCTTGTATCTGCTTATCGTAGGATATAAGCTGTTTCGCAAGCCCATCTTGTAATTTCAAAAACTCGGTAAATTCCATTTCATCTGAACGCATTTCTAATTTATCTATCAATTCCTGTGTGTGTTCTCTTTTTTCTTCAAATTCAGAACACTCAGCAAGAGTAAGGCAATACCTGTTAATTACACTTCCGTACAAGTCATCACTTTTATCAATTCCTGCCAGAAGTTTTTTAACTCTCAAAAATTCCTGATGCGCTTTAGGATTATTTTTTACTTCTTCAGACTCTTTTAGTTTTGTCCCTGAAAGAAGAGAGTTTTCCGCCTGTTCTCTAGTTCGTAATTCTTTTTTTGTTCTGTGTGATTTACCTTCTAGCTTAATTACACTTGCTGGTTTTGCTGGTCTAGCCATTGCCATCTCTCCTTTCGTTTTCATTTTGGGAATAAATTATAAATCAGGGTGGGGCGTCGGTCGCTTTAGTACGTTAAATTATGAAACTATATATACCGGGGGATACGTTAACACACAAAACACTCCTTTTTTTCTTCTTGCTCCTCCGCTATTTTTGTTAGTTCACTTCTTTTGATTTGTCCTTTTTCTGCCATCTCGTGATGTCTTGAACACAGACTTATCAAATTGCCGTCGTCTAGTCTTCTATCCCAATCCTCTGCAATCGGAATAATATGATGCACTGATATATCTTCTGTTTCATATTTTCTTGCTGGATTTTGTAATCCTCTTGTACATATTTGACAGCAGTAATTATCACGCTCTCGGATAGAAATACTTTTTTCTTTCCACTTATGTGACCTATGGAAGTCGTATATTTTCTTATTCTTTTCTGTTCTTTGTGCTTGCCTATTCTTTATACTTTTTTCTTTCTGCGGGCACATATATTTACTGTCGTGTATTCTACCACAATAACTACAAGCTTTTAACATATTACCACCTCTTAATTGCGCCCCTGGGATTTGAACCCAGATTCCTGGCTAAGGAGACCAGTGAGTTTACCGTTACTCTAAAGCGCTATATTTTTTGCATAATAAAAGCATCCGTTTCCAGATGCTTTCTTATTGATGTGTTTCCGTACAACATTCTTTATACACTTAGCTCGTGATACATTTAACTATTACAGGTTTTTGATACTTTTTTCTTTTAAAGTATTAGTTTCTCTTATCTTTTTCCATTACCCTAAATTCTCAATAATTTTCTTTTCTCGTTCTGACAATTCCCAAATATACGCTTTCTCTGCTGCTTTCTCTGCTGCTGCTTTCTCTGCTGCTGTTTTCTCTGCCGCTGCTTTCTTCGATAATAAAAAACCGGCACCAAATAGTGATTTTTTCTTTTCTTTCTGTGAGTCAAGCTGCCTAATAAAATAAATATCTTTCCGTTTCACTTTAAAATTCTGCCCATTCTTCGCTAAATACTTCAAATCGTTAACCATTACAACTTCACTTGGATAATGATATTTAGAGAGCTGCTTCTTGCTTTCTTTCTTTATTTTTTTCATTGTGTTGTTAATTGCATCGTTAAGCGCCGGATTTGCTTCTATCGCAAAATCTCCAAATGATGTCAAAAAAGAAGTGACAACTTTCGCGCCATTCTCATACTCTATTGCACAGTCGACAATTATGGCGTTCACATCTCTGTTACGCATACTGCTCATCATCGTCATGGTTGGAGCAAACAAAAAAAACGCAATGCCTTTTTCAATGTAAAAATCTAAAATCTTACTTAAAATAGAAAAAGGCGGATTGTCTAAAACAACCGCGCCTTTCGGGTATTCGTATTTTTCATAATTTCCTCCCGGATAAAATGGTCTAACAATATTATCCGGGTTTATTCCGTAATATTCACACGCCCAATTTTTAACTGTTTCATATATTTCTGGCGGTGTGTAACAATCATCTGTTGTTTTCTTCGGTTTAAATTTCTCAATAAATCCATCATAATCTTCGTGTATTTCTTTTCTTGTTCTCATTATTTGTCCTTCTAGTTCAAAAATAAGTTAGGGAGCTGACGGTCTTCGCAAGTCTCTCTATAAGAGCCACCTTGCAGGCGTTACCGTCTGAGCCTGATACAGCAACAAGGCTGTGACACCCTGCTGCCGTTTCAGCATTTTATCAAATAAGGAAGATTGTTCTTTGGCTTTTCTGATTTTCGCCAATATCATAATATCACGGATAGTTGCTCAATTTGAACCCATTTTTTAAACAATGCAAATTATAATAAAACAACCTCCTGTTAGCATTAAAATCTGTTTTTCCCATTGGTATTCTTCCTTGTTCTTCATCATACTCTATAAATTCATACGGAATTCCCTGTGTTGCAGATTTAAGTATGTATTTCCATATCCCCGGATTAGCTCTTATAGCTGCTTCTTCTATCATGGCGCAATCTTTTTTATAGATTTCATTTTCTATTGCCTGATTTTCAACTTGGCTGTTTGTGCAGCGTGCCTTTGGTTGCCCATCATACTGCATAGCAGATATACCGTATTTTATCTTACTTCTCTTTTCCTCATATTGGAGGCAGAAGGCTTTTAGCTCTTTATATCTATTTTTTGATATTCCGTAGTCTTTCCATGTCATATCTCGTAATCTTTTCTGCAATGGACTCACCTCCTGTATTTTCTTCCTGTCTCTTTGTCCCTAATTACAAGCACTTCCACCCCTGATTTTCCTGCTGCCAGATTGAGCTTATCGAATATATTCTGTATGTATTTCGGCATCTTATCTGCATTATGTATAGCTTTCTCTGCTGTTGGGTCTCTGTATCCTTCTCTATTCATCCTTTTTCCTTTCATATTTCTCTGTAATAAAATCAACAATGATTTGCTCAAATTCTTCTCTGTACTTATTATCCTTTTCAGTAACTTCTTTAAATCCTTTTAATTTCCCGATATAATAAGCAGTAATATTTGACACCACTACTGCTACGCTGCTACCTACGACTATTATCAAATCTAAAACATTCATTAGCCTGCTGCCTCCTCTCCTTTATATGGTGCTGGAAGCGGTTGCCAGGCGACAACCTTGTAGTAGTTCCTTCCTTCATCAAACCAACTATTATTTCTAAAATATAGTGTGGTAGGTCTAGTTGCTCCTTTAATTGTTACAAGAAATTCCGCTGCATATTGATTTCTACAATACGCTTCCTGAAATTCTATTTCATTCGGCAACCCCTCACTGCATGGTATCCAATTATTTTTGCTACCGACATTTGTGTCGGTCACATCGTCCATGTGGGAATGGATGATTTCTTTTGCATATTCCAGTCCTTTGCTATAGTTCCACGCATGTTCAGCTTCATAACTGTTCTGCTCTTTTTCTATCTCTTCCAGAATCTTCTCTAGTACGTTCATTACTCCACATCTCCTTTCATTCTAAAAGCTTTTCTCGCTAATTCTGCTTGTCTTTCAATAATATCGTTCATGGTATCGTAATGTTTTTTAAATTTACACCCTTCGCTATAACCACTGCATTTCGTACCAAATCCGTATAAATTTCGACATATTCCTTCTTGACTAGCAATACATTTTTTCATTCTTACACCTCCAACAACTCTGGATTATCAAATACATTTCCAATCACTTCCACACATTCCCTTTCGCAAGCATAAAACCCAAGGTTGCAAGCACAAAAATGTTTTTCTTTTCCCAGTGCGTAGCTGTAATCCAACTGCCAATCGCCTTTATTGTATGTCACGATTTCAGGATATTTTTCTTTTCTGTCACAAATATCATTTTCCCAAATCTTCTTACCATTCTTGTCGGTAAGTCCTGTGTACTGGCAGATGGTATTAGGGATAACTTCATGTAGCACAATAATTCTTCCTATCTCCCCTGTAGTCCTAATTTTATTACTAATTGGATGTATGTACGCTTTTCCTCTGCATAAAATCAAGTTTCCTTCTACCCACTTTTCATTAAATTCATGCTTCGGATTGTCTTTCTTAGTTGTTTTTGCTTTAAAAAGTATTTCTCTGCTCATCTTCCATCACCTTCTCTTCACGATACGGGCATCTTTTCCATATACAGCATACCTTTCTTGCATTTTTAATATATTTCTCATTCGTGCACTGTCCCATACTGCCACTGTATTTGCATTTTCCGCAGTAGTCTTTGTGTGTTGGGAATAATATTATTTTATCTATTTCTCTCACTTCTTTTTTATTGCTCTATAAACTCAACATTTTCTTTAATGGTCTTTGCTAAAAGATATGTTAGATATTTCTCTGCATCTGTTTCAGCCTTTTTATTCAAGCTTTCTATTGCATCTAATGTTTCATTTAAAAAGTCTTGTCTTAATTCATCATTGCATATTTCGCTCATATTTGTGCAACTCCTCCTCTATCTCCTTATTCGTAAGCTTTTCCAAATTTCCACCGCAGAAGAAAACTCCTCCTGCTGGTGTAATCTGGATACATTCCATAATGCTTTCTGTTTTCTTTCCGTTTACTGTACGTCTACGGATGTATTTCTGTTTGGGGATTAAATTAGATTTCTTCATGTGTCCTCCTAATCTTCTTTCCAATTTCATAAACCACATTTACTGTAACTCCATTCCCAGCCTGCTTATACAACTGGCTATCCGAATTAACAAGCGCTGCTTTTTCAAAATATTCATCCGTCCATCCTTGAAGTCTAAAGCACTCTTTTGGTGTTAATTTGCGGACTGCTATGTAACATTGATATTTTTCATACCAAATCGCATATATAGTCAGTTCTTCTGATACCTGTACGAAAATTCCCTGATTGCATCCCGTATCCAGTGTATTCGCAATTTCACGCCCTACCCTTCCTCTTCTTGTTTTGCTGTTTGGAACGGTAAAATTTATACTGTCAGCTCCTACTTTGCACTCAGTGTATCCTTGCTTTGTAGCTTCTGAAACTTTTACTGCAAGTTGATTGTCTCCCGTCACCGTTGATAATGTGTTTGATATCCCGTCATTTCGTATTTCATTTGCAATAAATTTATGTCTAGAAATACTTATATTCCCATTTTCGTAATCTTTTCGTATTTGTTTTCCATAATCTGTTCTAACATTTCTGAGGGGCCCTGATGGTTCTATATCAATTGCAACGCCGTGTCTATCTTGACTGGTAAGTGTAAACATCGGCTCTCCATCTTCTTTAAACCTTCTTCCGTTCTGGCGTTTCTCTGCCCTATCTGGTGTAAGAACTGGCATTGCTACGCCAGACATTTCTCCTCTTCTGTTACATATTCCTTTATTGTATCTTGCTTGTAATGTCCTTGCTTCTTTTGTCAGTCTTATTCCTGTGCCGCAACTCGTATCAACGAAGCAAGGAAGCCCCATTTTCGGCTCTGTATTTCCTCCGGGACATGTGCTTACCGTTGGGCTAATACCAGTATAATCATAAATTCTGTCTCTCTGGGAATTTCTACCTTCTTTGCAACCTATTAAACAAATAGAATTTTCTCCATTTGTTCCCGTGACAGGAAGTATTTTCCTGGAACCGTATCTTCTAAGATGTCCGATAGTGTAAATGCGCTCCCTGTTTTGGGGGACGAACCATTTACTGTTAATATTTTGCCATTCGATATCATACCCAAATTTGTCCATTTCAGAGATGATTGACAGATAGTCGAGTCCTCTGTTGCTAGAAAGCATTCCCTTAACATTTTCATAGATAAGCCATTCAGGTCTGTCTTTTTCTTCTTGTTCTTCCAGCAATCTAAAAATTTCTCGTATAAGGCTCGATCTGTTTCCGTCCAGTCCAGCTCTTTTTCCTGCAACGCTAAAATCTTGACATGGTGCTCCAAAACACCAACAATCTGCTTTGGGCAAGCTTCTGGCATCCACTGTTCTAATGTCATTTGCGTACCACTCTCCATTTCGGTATTCCTCCTTTAAAATTTCTTTCTGCCGTTTTTTTAGTGGCAATATTTTTAATTCATTTTTTTGCTCCTCCGTCATTAAATGCATTGCTGTGTAACTTGCCGTTGCAAATTTATCAAATTCGCAGAACCCCACGCATGTATGACCCGCCAATTCTAATCCTCGCCGAAATCCTCCTATTCCGGCAAAAAAATCTAAGAATTTCATATTTGTTTAATTTTATCCTCTCTAAATCGGTTCTTTGTCCATTGCTTTTCTAATTCTGTTTACTGCATTTTCCCACTCCATTTCAAAACATACCTGCCACAGTGGTTTTTCTTTATCTTTCTCTTTTGGTTTCTTAGGCTCTAAGTTATCGTAGAACCCGTGTATCATGCGCCGTACTGTATTTCCGGTACGGTTAAGCTCGAAGGCAATATCTTGTACGCTGTATCCTGCTGCATACAGGTCCTTTGCTTTTATCACTTCTTTTTTTGTTACAGGTATTCTATATGCCATAATTATCCTCCTTAACTAAACGGCAGTTCTTCATCAATTCCATCCGGGATATTCATGAAGCCATCTGCATCTACGGATACCCCTTGGTTCCCGGACTGCTGTCCTGCTGCCGTGTTGCTTTGTGCATTGCTATTCCCTGCTGCACTGTTCTTGCTTTCAGCAAATTCTTGTTCTTCTACTACAACATCTGTTGTATAGACTTTGTTTCCATCTCTGTTTGTATAGCTTCCTGTCTGAATTCTGCCGCTTACTACAATACGGATACCTTGACGGAAGTATTTTTCGGCAAATTCTGCTGCCTTTCCAAAAGCAATACAACTGATAAAGTCTGCTGTTGCTTCGCCCTCTCTTTTTATTCTTCGATCTACTGCCAGTGTATATCTGGCAATTCCCATTGGATTATCTCCGGCTGTGTAGTGTACGTTTGGGTCTCTGGTTAATCTGCCCATTAAAATTACTTTATTCATGTTCTTCCTCCTTAAGATGCTGGACGTTCAAATTCCCCATCCAGATAAGATTTTCCAATAATTTTGACAAATTCTTGCCTTGTATGATTCTTTTCAAATTCTTCCTGGCATATTCTTTTTAGTGTCAGGTCTGTTTCCCGGTTATTATGAACTGCGTCCTTGCCGATACGGTGGTGCATTAGGCAGAGGTTGGCTTTAAATCCATAGAATTCACTGTTTTTTCGGTTGGAGCTGCCAAAATAAATGTGGTGGTCCTCTACTTGCTTATATCCGTAATCTCCATGCAGTACCATGCACAAATAACATTGTTTTTCGCTCTGGTCTTGCAAGATGCTCTTTTGTTTCTTACCCGTTTTTTTCACGCCGTTCCTCCATTTCTCTTAAAATCCAATCAGAATAAGTGTGCTTGCCTACTTGCACGTTTACTTCATGCTCTTGTATTACTTCCCACAGAGCCTTCCAGTCTTCCTGGTTCTTGATTTTCTCAAAGTCTTCCCTCGCCCATATTTCCATCTTGTCCCTGATTGCATAAAGGACAAACTGATTTCTGGAATAGATACAGATTTTGCACGGCTCTCTCACCCTTTTTAGTGCTTCTGTAAGAGTTTCTAAAATTTCCTGATTATACGTGCCTTTTCCGGTTCGGAAGCCTTCTCTCGTTATGAGAGTCTTGCCCTTTATGTATTCCAGTACATAACCGCAATTTCTCTCTTTTTTCTGGAAGGCTGTGCTACTGGTCTCTATGTATAGGTTTATGCTTTTCACTTATCCGCCCTCCTTTATGAGTGTGTAATAGATGAATTCATATCCATCTGCTGTTATTCCTTCTCTTAAACTGTCTTTATCCAGATACCAGCCGGCAGGAACTTTAATCTCCTTTGAAAACTGATTTCCTTTCATTTTTTGTTTCTTCGGCACTGGACGGATGAGGTTCTTGCTTGGATTGTAGGATTTCTTCTGTATCTGCTCGTTGGTTTCCCTTGTTTTCTGAAAGTATTTAATAAAATACTCTGCCAGTCTCCGGTACTGCCCGCTCCTTTCCATAGGTTTCATAGTCGTCCACCCATGCTGCCAAATGTCTCTTAACTTTCTTGCATCAATCGGACTCAAGACCATGTGTATATGTGCTCCACCTCGTTTTCCTACTTCTGCGGTCCACACATATCTCAGGATTAGGTTCTCTTTTTTATAAATATCCCTTATCTTCCGTAGTAACTTCTGCTCATGCTTATGTAATTCCTCTACGCTTTGTGGACGCAGCTCTTTTTTATAGTCAAAGGTTACGTACCAACAGTCTTTATTAAAATTAGCATTTAACAGACGGGTTAATCTTTTTACCAGATGCCTGTCATTTATTTTTTGCTGTTGTTCCGTGGTAGGATTTACCCTTGCCCTTCTTTTCCTCCCTTTTGGCTGTAACCAGTAAGTATAATACTTGGATATCTCCTTCGTCCTTCCTGCCTTACATACCATTTTCATGTATGGCATTTTCTGTCCTCCTGTCGAAACTGTAATAAACTTAGCAAGTCTAAAACGGGCTTTTCTGCCCGTTATTTTCTTGATTTCGGAAGTCATATATGCTATACTTTTTATAGGCTTAAAAAATCCATATATGACTTACCCGGAGTATTGCGCTCCGGGTTTTCTCTTTTTATAGTCCATCATTTTATCTTTGTAAAATTTTGCTCTATGCTTCTGGTATGCTTGTACTCTCTTTTTCCCATAAAGCTTCCTTTTCCTCCATGGCTTCCATGGAACTGGTCGATTAAATTGAAGCTTTCTAAGGTAAGAGATGTTATCCGGTGCTTTTCTTTAATTCTTTCTATTTCTGCAAAAACAGGTAAAAGTTCTTTTTCTAATTGTGCAAATTCTCCCATTGCTTTTTCCTCTACATTCTTGTATAATAAACCTGTTAATTAAATTCCCTAGTCCGCTTTCGGTTACTGCCGAGCGGACTTTTTTCTTAACAGCAATTCCCATTCTCTTACTTTCTCAATGCTCCAGAACAGCATATATGTAACTATTCCTACTCCAAATATCTGCCCAAAAAGGCTCATATCATCTGGAATTTCAAAAACTGTGTTAAATAACAGCGCTGTTCCTAAGATTGCTTGTGTTAAACTTTCACTGTGCATTGCTTGTCCCTCCTTTCCCGCCTCAGGCGGTTTTATCTTCTATGTAATTTAATTTCCTTGCAGCGGCTCTATTCCATTCCATAGCAAGACGTTCTTTTTCTTTTTCCGGAAGCGTCTCTAAATCAACTTTTTTTCCAGCGATAACTACTATGTTTTTATAGGTTAATGCCATGCCACCACCTCCTTTTTAATAAGTATGCAGTATGGTTTGTCTATGTTTATTGCTTTTTACTCTTTTATCTCCTATACTCTATTTACAGGCACCGCCATGCCGAGTATTTATGAAAGGAGTTTAATCATGCGTAAACCTAGAAATGAATCTAAACTGAAACAAAAAGTTCGTCGCGCATTTTTGACAAATCCATTGTTTATTTATAAAACTGCAAACGGAAAAATCTTAACTCGTGATGCCACACGAATTCTTGTTTGTTTATTGAGAGATATTGACGATATGGTCTACTGGGGTTATGATATCAAAAAGTACTTCATTGACTCTTATTTGAAAGATGTAATGACTGATGTTGAAATTTTTAGTGCTTTAAAATACCTAGAAGAACTTCATTTAATCGAAAATCTTTCAGGAACTCCAGAAAATTATATTTTCAATCCAACTCACGAAGGTATGCATTTTTTTGAATTACGCCGGAAAAATTTTGTTTATCTTCTAGCTAATTCCGTTTTTCTTCCAATAATTACTGCAATTGCTACAACCATTTTCACCCTTCTAATTAGTGGGTTAGTATAATCGTCACTATTACGGAAGTGATGATTGACACAATCATAATTAAAAAATAATTGACTGGTGGATTCATATTTTTTTGTATCCACCTTAATTCAAAAAGAATCTGTACTAAACAATCTTCCATTCTTTTTATTCTCTTTTCTTCTTCTTTGTTTTCTTCGCCCATCCGTTTCCCTCACCCTGCTTTCTTTTCCATGGAGTCCAGAAATACACTAGCTGCCATAGAAATAATTCCATCAATTTTCCCTTGTGCTCTTTCTGGAAGTTTGTCCCAATTTTCTGCAATTCTCTGGAAGTCTTTTAATCTTTTTTCTTCCTGTTCTTTTGTAATGTTTGTTTTCTTACTCATTCCTTTCACCTCCGTATGTTTACTATGTCGTTATTATAGTCGACATTTTAAACTTTGTCAATATATTTTTGATATTTTTGTTGACTTTGTCGACAAGAAGTGCTATATTATATTCAAGGAGGTGATGTTATTGATAGAGCCGTTTACTATAGAAGATAGGATTTTAATAATCCGAGAAAAACTTGAATTGAGTCAAGAGGAATTCGGTGAACGTATTGGTGTTACAAAATCTACAATATCGTTATTAGAAAGAAAGCTTCGAAATCCTTCCGAACGTGTAATTCGAGATATATGCAGAGAATTCAATATCAATGAGGAATGGTTAAGAAATGGAGTAGGTGGAGAAGATAACATGTTTATAGATGTTACTCCGCAAGAAAAAGCCTATAACCGCTTCGGTTACATAATGGAAAATGCTACTCCTTCAAAAAAGGCGGCATTGTCTGTTCTATTAGAAATGCTTTATAGCATCCCTGATGAGCAATGGGAAATGATGATGAAACAATTTGAGGAAATAAAAAAGGAAGGCTAAAGTGCCTTCCCGAAAATTCCTCTTACTAATTGATATAAACGCATGATTTGTGCATCATTCAGTTTTTCAATTAAGTCATGTAGGTTTTTTCTTATTTCTTTTGTCTCCATTTTATGTACCTCCCTATTGTCTTTGCAGTGGGAACATATATTCTGAATATAATATACTATATTTTAAATAGCTTTTCAAGAACATACGTTCGTTTTCCTCTTTTTTTTACTGCTATACTATATAGTCGGTTTAGAAGAGCGAAAACCCTCGCATTATTTTTAATTTTTTTAAAATTTTTCTTGGAAATATTTACCAGATGTTTTCGGACTGGAAGAATGGTATAATTTCCCTATGAATAACAGAATTAAAGACATATATATGCAATATTACAGCATGGTAATTGGGATAGCCTATAAGGTAGTACATAATATGGATGCAAGCTCCGATGTGGCTGCAGAAGTATTCCTGAAACTTATCGAGAATATGAAAGTAAAAAATGATATTAAGAATATCAAGGCATGGCTTTGTGTAGTAACCAGATATACTGCTTGTGACTACTTAGATAAAAACAATAAAGTCTCTTTACTGGATGAAGTGCCATGGTATCTTAATACAGAAAATTTTACTGCTGCCGTCCACGGAAAAATTTTTGCAGAAGAAATCCTGAATAAACTTTATAAGAAAAATAAGAAATGGTTTGATATTTGCCTTATGCACTTCCTGTTAGGGATGAGCATTAAAGAAATAGCAGAATACTATAACTGCACAGAAAATTCTATCGAAGGAAACCTGTATCGAGCAAGAAAATACATAAGGAGCAATTATTCGAGCTTTGAAATATTTTACCTTATCATGTTCTTTTCTATCTTGTCTGATTACAGCGGATTTCTTTTAGATAAATAGTCTGTATATATTTTACAAACGAGGGAGGTTTTATATAATATGGTTACAATAAAAAAATTACTATATTATATCTTAAAAACTTTTTTGATTTTATTTACTTCAATTGGATTGATTGGAATTATAATTATGTTGCCCCTACAAGATTTTACAGGCATAGCAATATATGCCGTTTGGACTACTGTGGGATGTTTGTTTTTATTTTCATTACATAAGCACAAGAATTTTTTCTTCAATACAAACACTGTAAATACCAACGATAATTCCAATGAGATTTCAAATTCTGTATTACCAACGCAAGAGTTGCCAGTACAAGATTATTCCACAGAAAATAGTTCTCCTGAAGACAAGAAAACACTGGAATTTCCGGATACCTATATTGCATTTGATGTAGAAACTCCTAACAAAAATAATGATAGAATTTCTTATGCTGGAATACTTTTAGTCTGCAATGGAGAAATAATAAAAAATTACAGCACACTAATCAACCCCGAAACACGCTTTGACCATTTCAACACAGTATTAACTGGTATTGATGCCTCTGCTGTTTGTCATGCTCCTACTTTTAAAGAATATTGGCCTTCTATCGAAGACTTATTTAAAAAATATGTAATTATTGCTCATAATGCTAATTTTGACTTATCTGTACTAAGTAAAACTCTTTTACATTATGGTTTAAAAGTACCACCAATAAAATATGTTTGTACTTACAATGAGTCAAGGAATAAATTTCCACAGCTTGGAAAATATTCCCTCAAATCAATGGCTGAATATTTTGATATTCCTCTTGAAAATCATCATGACGCAAAATCTGATGCACAGGTTTGTAGTTCAATATTTGAAGCAATAAAATCTCAGAATTATATGTTTACTCCTAAAGAGTTTGAATTTCACGAAGAAAAGACAAGCGAATTCAATATATCTCCAGCAACCAATGTCGAAACCTTCGCTCTTCCTTATAGCCTTCCTGAATTTCCGCTTATCACTGGTATGAGATTTGTTTTAACTGGTATTTTTACTTTAATGCCTAAAGATGAAATAGTTGATTATATAGAAACCAATGGCGGAAAAGTTACTAGTGCTGTCTCCGGGGTAACAAATTATTTAATTGTAGGTTCCGAGCCAGAGCCTGCATGGAAACATGGAAATTATGGAAGCAAAATAGAAAAAGCTTTATCTTTAATATCAGAAAATAATAAACACATCCTTTTTATAAAAGAAGAAGATTTTATTTCATTCTTTGCATCTGAAAATAGTTAATAAAAACCGCCCGGTGTTGGCGCACCAGACGGTCTGAGATATATCCGAAGATATACCAAATTTTAGCAAATATATTGTATCATCTTCGGAAACAGTTTGCAAGCAGAACAAAAGTTTGCTGGCTGTTATTTTTATACTCTTTTTGAATAAAATAAAGAAGGTGATGAAATTGTCTAACACAGAAACTCTTAAATCCGGCGCTCTCTATATACGTGTGAGCACCCACGGCAAGCAGGAAGAGCTATCTCCTGCTGCCCAAAAGCGCTTACTTTTAAAGTATGCGAAGGAACATAATATTGTAGTATCCAAAGAATACATTTATGAAGAAAAAGGAATATCCGGAAGAAAAGCTGACCGCCGTCCTGAATTTATGCGCATGATTTCCGCTGCAAAATCAAATCCATCTCCCTTCGATGTGATTTTAGTATGGAAATTCAGCCGTTTTGCAAGAAATCAGGAGGAGTCCATTGTATATAAGTCTTTACTCCGCAGGAAGTGCAATGTAGATGTAATCAGTGTGTCAGAGCCTCTTGTAGATGGTCCTTTTGGTTCTCTGATTGAACGTATTATTGAATGGATGGATGAATACTACTCTATTCGTCTTTCCGGAGAAGTTTTCCGTGGAATGTCTGAAAAAGCCATGAAAGGAGGCTATCAGGCAAGGCCGCCTCTGGGATATAAGATTATTACAAAAGGTGAACCTCCGGTAATCGTTCCAGAAGAAGCAAAGATTGTAGAATATATCTTTGACAAATATGTCAATGCCCGTTCCGGAATATTTGATATTGCCAGAAGCTTAAACACCATGGGAGCAAAAACATCCCACGGAAAAGCTTTTGAGCGAAGGTCTGTGGAATACATCTTACAGAACCCTACTTACTGCGGAAAGATACGCTGGAACCGAACCACCAATGCCACCAATGAAATTAAGCCAAAAGAAGATTGGATTTTAGCAGACGGAACGCATCCGGCGATTATCTCCGAAGAATTGTTTCATGCAGCGCAGGAGCGTTTTCAGAGTGAATATCGTCCTACCGGCGCAAGGCCATCTTCTACTTATCGCCACTGGTTATCTGGAATTGTAAAATGTCCGGAATGCGGCAGAACAATGATTGCAAAGAGTACTACAGGTAAAAGTAATAACAAACAATATTGCTACTTTACTTGTTACGGATACAGTAAAGGAAAATGCCTTGCGAAAAGCTCTATAAGTTCCAGAAAATTAGAACCAGTCGTGCTAGAAGGCATCAAGGCAGCTACCCTTAACGATAATTTATCTTTTTCCATAAAAGCTCCTGTTCCGGTAGAAGACAAGAGCGAATTGAAAATTTTAAAAGGCTTACTTGCTAAATTGGAAAATAAAGAAAAACGTATCAAAGAAGCATACATGAACGAAATAGATACTCTAGAAGAATATAAGGAAAATAAGCTGCTGCTCGCCAAGGAGCGTTCCGATCTGGAAGAAAAAATTAAAAATTCCAGTACTGAGCCAACAAATAATACAGAAGATATGAAAAAAGATATGCAAGAACGCATCAGAAATGTGTATGATATTATCACGAGTGATAATTTTACAGACCAGCAAAAAAGTGATGCAATAAGAAGTATCGTAGAAAAGATTGTCTATAAAAAAGAAGAAGAAATGGTGGAAATTTACTACTACTACGTCTGA